CAATAATAGAACAAGGTTTGATGCTACTGTGAGCTCAGGGTTTGCTATTATGGCAAATCAGTCACGCAAGAATATAGGACAAGAAAAACGTAATCAAATAAATATTAACTTTGCAAGATACAGTAACAAAGGTTTTGTTAGTGAAATTATTAAATAAATATGATAAATAAGCCAAGATTCAATTCGGGTAGTGGTTTTCCTAATCAATTTGTTCCAGACATCGAGAAGGACACGTATGAGTATGGACTTCGAGTAGGTCATGCTATTGAGTCTGAGTGGTTTTCAAGAGACTACGGCAGTAGTATGTATGGCGAAATCCGTTCTGAGTTTTTAACCAGACGTTTATATGCTAGGGGAGAACAGCCAGTAGATAAATATAAAAACGAATTAGCCGTAAATGGCGACCTATCTTACCTCAACTTAGATTGGACACCTGTTCCGATTATCCCTAAGTTTGTTGATGTTGTTGTAAATGGCATATCTAACAGACTTCTAGATGTTAAGGTGGAGGCGGTAGATGACCTTTCTTCCATGAAGAGGGAGTATTTTAAACAAGAGGTTGCTGCTGATATGATAGCAAAACCAATATTGTCTGAAATAAAAAACACAACTGGCGTAGATGTATTTAACTTCCCTGAAGAGCAACTTCCTGATTCAGAGGAAGAACTAAGCTTATACATGAAACTTAGATATAAGCAAGGTGTAGAAGTAGCAGAGGAATCAGCTATAACCACTATACTAGAACTAAACAACTATGATGAAATAAAAAGACGTATAGATGAGGACAATGTCGTTCTTGGTATATCTGCAGTAAAACATTCTTTTGACCCACACGATGGAGTAAGAGTCGAGTATGTTGACCCTGTGAACTTTGTGTATTCGCCAACAGAAGACCCTTATTTTAACGACTGTTACTATTTCGGAGAGGTTAAATCTGTACACGTTACAGAATTAAAAAAAATAAACCCTGGATTGACACAAGAAGACATCGAGGAAATATCTAAACTAGCAAGTAGATTTGATGGGTATAGAAGTACACAAAACCTTCAATCACAAAGCGGATTAGATAAATCAAACGTATCTCTACTGTATTTTTGCTATAAAACAGATAGAGAAGTTGTATATAAGGTAAAAAAGAATGAAAATGGCGGTGAAAAGCCATTAAAGAAAGATAATTCATTCAACCCACCAAAAAGCGAGCAAGCTAGGTTCAAAAAAGTATCTAGAAGAATAGATGTTTGGTATGAGGGAGTTTTGGTTTTAGGAACAAATCACTTAATCAAGTGGGAGCTTATGCAGAATATGGTTAGACCAAAATCTGCTTTTCAAAAAGCTTTACCGCCTTATATTGTATCTGCTATTAAAATGTCAAAAGGAAATATAGATTCTTTGGTTAAAAGAATGATACCTTTTGCAGACCAAATACAGCTTACGCATTTAAAATTGCAGCAGGTTGTGGCTAAAATGATACCAGACGGTGTGTTTATTGATGCAGACGGCCTCAACAGTGTAGATTTAGGTAATGGAGCTTCATACAACCCTTCAGAGGCTTTATCAATGTACTTTCAAACAGGTAGTGTTATTGGTAGAAGCTACACAGAAGATGGTGAATTTAACAATGCTAGAGTTCCAATACAAGAACTTACAAGTAGCGGCTCTAACGCCAAGATAGCTAGTCTTATCAATATGTACAATTATCAGCTTAATATGATTAGAGCTGTTACGGGCATTAACGAGGCTAGAGATGGAAGTAATCCAGACCAATATGCGTTGGTTGGAATACAAAAACTTGCTGCACTAAATAGCAATACAGCAACAAGACATGTTGTTTTATCTGGTATATCAATCACAAAAAAACTAGCAGAAGCTCTATCTTACAGAATATCTGACATACTTCAATATTCTGATTTTGCTGAAGATTTTGCTAAGATGATTGGTAAAAACAATTTCGAGATAGTAAACGAGATAATGTCATTACACCTACATGATTTTGGTATATTCATAGAAATAGAACCAGATGAAGAGGAAAAGCAAAAACTAGAGCAAAACATTCAACAATCTATTCAAGCTGGTCAAATAGGACTAGAAGATGCAATAGATATTAGAGATGTTAAAAACACAACCTTAGCAAACTCTTTACTCAAGATAAGAAAAATGAAGAGAGAGAAGAGGGAGATGGAGAAACAGAAACAAGCTATCCAGATGCAAACTGAGTCTAATACTCAATCTGCGCAAGCTGCCTCACAGTCCAGAATGCAGGAAGAGCAAATGAAGATGCAGGCTGACGCTCAAATGCAGCAAATGAAAGCTGAACTTGAGATGCAAAGAATGCAAGCTCAGATGCAAATAGATGCTGAAATTCTCAAGATGAAGCATCAATTTGATATGGAATTAAAACAAATGGAAGCTGAGCTTTTTAAGGGTAGAGAGGAATATAAAGAGGATAGAAAAGATAAAAGAACTGACAAGCAAGCTTCTCAACAGAGTAAGCTTATTCGTCAGAGAAAAGAAAACTTACCACCAGTAAACTTTGAAGATGAGGGCGCTGGTAATCAAATTATGCAAAATATTCAATCTATGATGGGCCAACAACCTAGTGGTATGCCGCCTATGATGGGTCAAGAAAATGTATAGTTTTTTTAATTAATTTTGCAGTATAAATTTAAATTTAATCTATTATGAGTGACGTAAATCAAGATGTCGACTTCAAAGTTGACTTATCTAAACCTCCTGTAAAAAAAGGGGAAGAAGATAAAAAAGAGCAAGAAACTGCCGAAGTCGGAAGTGAAAACACGACAAACTCGGAAGTTCAAGAAGAAAAAGCTCCTGAGCAACAGCCAGAAGCTGAAGAAAATATTAA